TTTTTCTTTACAACATCAGACAAAAAGGAGCATGAATGCCCAATGTTACGACTAAATCTTGAGAAGTCTGACAGAAGAATATACCCCTTCCCACCCTTTCTTTTGTCATGCATTGCATCATCAATACATCTGGATAGGTTCTTCCTTTTCTCTGGGGGCAAGTTACCAGACCAGCCCTCATCAATATAATATATAACTTCTACACCGGGGTAGTTACGACAAAACTGCTTGATCAAATCCTTCTGTCTATCAACTGTTTGGGTTTCTGTACTGACCCTTATATATGCATGAAATTTTTCCATTAGACTTGCTCCCTTTCCTTGGTCTGCCAATAGGTGGGGTGATCCCAAAAGTAAAAAAGCTCTTGAGCAAAATCGTAAATCTCATCATTTGAAAATCCTCTGTTAATGAGACTAATTATTTTCTTATCAGTAAATATGACATCACCTGTTTCAAGTGTGAGTGCTTTTTTTAGATTGTGAAGTCTCCTAATATGGAGTTCTCTGTTGTCTCTCCAATCTGTATTGTACATATATTTGTAATTGTGTTTAAAATTATCATTCATTATCTTTGCTCCTTTCTTAATCCAAGTGACCGACACCATTTGTTGATGCGTTCAATACCTTCATGGCTTTCAATCCACTTATCAAGGTCAAGTGGTTCTGTACCAACCTCATCGCAGTCAGCAATATAATCATCATAAGCTTCCTCAATAACATCATCATATGTGATTGCTTCTAGCTCCATAATCTTTCTCCTTTTACACCTATTATTTACTGTATTTATCAATTTGTAGCATAGTGGTACTATTATATCAAGCCCCTTATTGGGAATAATTTTTTTACTTGTTAATTAAATGGGAAAGAATATGGAAAACAACAAAGTAGAAACAAGGGAGAACGTGCAGTTGCACCTCCGAATGGATCGGGCCTTGCATGATAAGCTATGCAACCTAGCGATTATGGGCAAAAGATCACTAAACAAGCAGGTACTCTATATGATTGAAGCCCAGATGACCGGGGCAGTACCCTCATTGGATAAAAAAAAGCTCAATACAAGTGATCTGAACAGTGTCATTGACAGTATGATTGCCAAGGATATGAGCTGATGCGATATGCAACTGTATGTAGTGGGATAGAAGCGTGTTCGAGTGCTTGGAAGGATCTGGGATGGGAAGCTGAGTTCTTCTCTGAGATAGACCCCTTCCCTTCTGAAGTTCTTAAACATCACTATCCAACAGTGCCAAACTATGGAGATATGAATAATTATAAGGAGTGGAAAGATGGATCAGTTGACCTTATTTGCGGAGGAACACCATGCCAATCGTTCTCAGTCGCTGGACTTAGAAAAGGAATTGAAAGCCCTAACGGACAACTCATGCTTACATTTGGTGCAATTCTTAAAAAATATAACCCACGTTGGATGGTATGGGAGAATGTCCCCGGCGTCTTGTCGAGTAACAGAGGGAAAGATTTTGGAACCTTTCTCGGAATGTTGGGGGAACTCGGGTATGGGTTCGCCTACCGGGTTCTTGACGCTCAATATTTCGGAGTTGCCCAAAGACGCAGACGAGTGTTTGTTGTCGGATACCTTGGAGACTGGAAGCGTGCCGCATCAGTATTATTTGAGCAGGAGAGCTTGCAAGGGGATCTTGCGAAGAGCAAAGCAGAGGGAGAAGGAACTACCCCAAGCTCTGAAGGAAGCTCTCGAGCAGGTAGCCAACTCCCCAAAGTAAGTGCCTGCATCACGGCAGAGCTGAAGAAACAAGTCACAAACCAGATGATAACAGAAGCAGAAAGCTTCTTCTTTCCTCAGTATCTGGGCAATGCAGAAGGGGGCAACCACGATAAGCCAAACCTTACAAGAATGAATGGGCATCATGTCAACAACCAGACTAACCTTGTGCAGGAAAATGAGCTGTACTCTATACATAGAAATGCTTTCAATATGAGCGAAAAACTTAGTGAGCAGAGCAATACTGACTTCATAAAACAAGATAATAAGTCTCCAACTATCATTGCCAAAACTCCAGTGCATGGGGTGGCGTACAATGGCAACACTATAGCTATTCAAGGCGATGGCTCAACCTCAATGCATATCAATGGCAAGGGCTATCATAATGAGAAAAGTTTTACTCTAAACACTACTGATAAGCACTCCGTTGCGTTCTCATCAACTATGTCTCAAGTAGATGTACGGGTTGAAAAGTGTATCACTATGGTGGCAAGGCATCCACCTGCAATGGCAAAGGGAATGCAAGTCAGACGGCTCACTCCAACAGAATGCGAGAGATTGCAGGGGTTTGAGGACGGGCATACAAAGATACCTTACAGAAACAAGGGGGCTGATGAGTGTCCAGATGGGCCACGCTACAAGGCACTAGGTAACTCAATGGCTGTTCCCGTTATGAAGTGGCTAGGTAAACGGATCATTAGAACAGAGAAGATATTCAATGACATGGACTAAACATAAATATAGAGCCATCAAGACAACAGTTGATGGCAAGACATTCGATAGCAAAAAAGAAGCCAAACGCTATACAGAGCTGAAGTTGCTAGAGAAGACCGGGATGATAACTCATCTGGAGTTACAACCAACATATCAAATCACAGTTAATGGGGTAGACATATGCAAATACAAGGCAGACTTTCGGTACTTCACCGTCAGACAGGAAAACAGAGAGCAATACAACAATTCAAAAGGAGAGTGGATAGTTCCAACCAAGACCGGGGACAAGGAGGGGCAGATAGTAGAGGATGTCAAAGGCTTCAAGACACCTATCTATCGTTTGAAAAAGAAACTAGTCGAGGCCTGCTATCCCGGTACGCAGATCAAGGAAGTATAACATTGGGGCAGTTCATGCATTTTTTTGATAAGGTAAGTCCTATGCCACTACATGACTTTGCCCACCATAAAAAAGCAACAGCCGAGCATCTCAAGTATCGGGCCTTGTTTACTGCCGTTGCCAGAAGACTTGGGCGGTTCTCTCTCAACCAGATAGGCAGAATATTTAACAAGGATCACGCATCAATCAACTACTACTGCAAACGCCATGAGGACTTTGTACATACTGATGATGACTATGCTCTGATCTATATGGATCTTGAGGACAACATTAAAAAACTGATGGATGAGAAGCATGGAACTAGCAACATATAGTTTGATATTGATACTGATCAGAGACATAGAGCTATCGGATGAGATAAGGGTCAAGCGATTGGTCTTTAACAACTTAAACGATTGCTTGCAGATAGCCCGAGCCCTTGATCAAGTCAGAGATCCCATAGCCAGGAAGAAGCAATGCAGGACAAACATTACCTATGAGAGATAGTGAGAAACTAGCTGACATCAAACAAGCAAGGAGAGAGCTTCTACAACCTCCAAAGAAGCATACTTTGTCTATTGATAACTCAACTGCTCCTTCACCCTTTTCAGTACTGCCTAGCCGGGTCTTTGCTGATGCCAGAGTGCAGAACGCTTCAATCAGAGTACTTGGTACAATCTGTTGCCATGCCAATCAGCATAGCGGCATTGTCTTCACCAACCAGATCACTATCGCCAATAGACTTGGTATCACCAAACAAGCAGTAAGCCGACAGATGCGACTGCTCGAGAAGTGTGGCTACATCAAGAAGATCTACAAGGAAAACCCTCTCAGAAAGAAGGGAAGGAAGGGAGCTACTTGGCGAATACTCTATGACCCGGCAACTACTGATGAGGATATTATAGCCCATAACAAGCCAGACTTTGTGGCAGAACAAGACGCTGAAGATACGCTCAAAGTCATTGCTAAAAGTCAACCTAGCGTTGACAAAGTGAATGAGCAAAGTAAACGTGACGTTGACTATACTAGTAAAAAAGTAAACTCCCAAGTTGACCATAACTATAGTAGTATTAGTAGTAATAAAGACTTTAGAGAAATTGCTATGCAGATATGCAAGGTTTACGCCAGAGAGAGAGAAGAAAGGCTAGGAGCGATGCTTGGCTGGAGAAACGATGAAAGGCAGATAGCAATAGTAGAGAAGTATCTGGGGCAAGGACATGATAAGAATGTATTGCTTGAGACATTCCTTGGATCACTCAATCACTTCAAAGAGACAGGTAAACGTCCACCATTCTCACTAGCATACTATGATAAATACTTTAATAAACAAGAGAAGGAGAGTGTTAATGACATACTCAAAAGAACAATTAACAGGTCTAGATTTAACAGCGTTCGGAAACCTAGATGACCGTCTAGATTGCAGAACAGTTATGCTTAGAGCTGTAGAAAAAAAGGGGTCGCTATGGTCAACAGAAAAAAAGTGACACCTTGGGGGGGTGGGGTGTCTGCCTATGTGCGGGTGTCTCACAAAAATATTTTCACAAAAACTAGGAGGTTAAAATGAAATATTATGATGTTGTGTCTGGTCGAAAAGTTATCGGTCAAGACAAGAAGCGATGGACAAATGTTGGCGTTGCTTTTGAAGGAGATGACGGCAAGATAACCGGGATCAAGCTGAATGCTTTACCGTTGCAGAATGAGAATGGAGAAGTGTGGTTGTCTTTGTTTGAACAAAAGCCCAAGGGTAATGCTGATGCATTTAACAGAGCCGCAGAGGATATTTTAGATGACGAAATCCCGATCTAAAAGACCAAAGATACAGTTTCCTAATCTCAAGGAGTTGGGGTCTGTTCGATCAGTAAAAAGAAAGGTTGGTGGGTCAGATGTTATTTTTGACAACAGAGATAAGTTGGCTCAAGAACTCATCAATCTTTCTACTGCTAAGATATCGGATGTATTGTCTTGGGATGAAGAGGGGAATATAAAGGTTAAGTCAAGTGCGTCTATCCCGGACAGTGTTCTTACTGCAATCAAGAAGATTAGGATTGTGCCTACACCAGATGGAAGAAATGCCATAGATATTGAGATGATTGATAAGGTAAGCGTTCTGAGGACGTTGGCAAAAGCTTCCGGGTTGTTGGATCAAGACAAGACGAGCGATAAACCAGCTGTTGTTGAAGTAAAGATGGTAGGCCCAAAGGATGGATGAGGATGAGGAGTTTGCCAAACGCTTTGCTCTCAAACCCATCAAGCCAGATGAGAGGTTGTACCAAGTACGCTATCTCCGTCCAGAGCTTGTCAAAAAACTAAAACAATTTTTAAAAAAGGAAAAACAATATGGAAAACGTAAAAAGATTTAAATACTCAATAGCCTATGTGGTGTCTATTGTTCTTGTTAATATTGGCTTTGTTTATGTGGCCCCGGTGCCATTGTTAGGAGAGATGTTTCCTCCGATGTCACTACTTGTTGGGGTAATTTTTATTTTAAGAGATTTTGCTCAGCGTGAAATAGGACACAAGGTTTTGGGGGCAATGGCTATAGGTGCGGTACTGAGTTACCTCATGGCTGATCCTTTTGTTGCTATAGCCTCATTAGTAGCGTTTATTATCTCAGAACTTGCTGATTGGGCGGTGTATACCTTCACCAAAAAACCATTAGGTCAGCGTATTCTAATATCCTCGGCTGTTGGTACTCCCATTGATAGTGCGGTATTCCTATGGATGCTAGGCTTTTTTACACCGGTTGGATGTCTATTGATGATTGTCGCTAAGATGCTATCGGCTCTCCTTATATGGTGGAGGATCAAAAATGAAGATTAGTTATCATTTCAAATTTTCTTGCGTATGTCCGTCAGACGAAGAAAGAATTGAGTACTCAGCAGAACTTGGCACAGATAAATTTATTCTTGTCGAAGACATAAAAAGTTTTGTTGAGACTTTAAAAAATAAAAAAATGTTTCAAGAGCCTTTAACTGAATTACTTGCTAAGAAGTTTTCGTGCCGTGTTGTAACATTTGCTGTTCATCAAGATGTTGAAGTAGTGTGCGAGATAACATGATACATTATCACGGTACACCACTGACCCCACACGCTGAGTTGCAAAAGATGGCAGGAAAGCATTTTTGTGTTTCCTTTGAAGAGCCTAGGGATGTTGAGTGGTGTATTACAAATGGACAATCTGTGC